ACGGCTCCTATTCAATCGGCCGCGAGCTTTTCCCGCAGCGTGGCGGCATCCCAGCCCATGAAGGGCCGCTTGCCGAATTTCTCGTGATACTCGGCCCGAAGCGTCGACAGATCGTCGGCCTCGGGCGGCTTGGACGAACCGCCCTTCTTGCCGTCGCCATCGCGATCGAGCGGATCGGGGTCGTGCACCTCAACGCCAGCGGCTGAACGAAGGGCCTCCGCATATCCCTCGCTGAACTCGTGGGTCAGCTTGCCCATCGCGGGAAGGCGAACGCCACCTTCAAGGTCGAAGGGGCTGTTGGTGAGATTGGTGACGGTGAGGGTCTTCATCTCCACCCCTGTGTGGTATGGCGCCGCCGCCATGACTGAGCAGCGGCGCCCGAGTTGAAATTAGGCCGCGGGCGGCTGCGAGATGCCGTCGAGGTAGCGGATCGCCGCCGTGGTGAGCATCTCGACGCCGCCGGTGCGGAATATACCGGGTACCGCGTAGTTGAGCGGCCCGTCCTGATAGACCGGCAGGAACTGGTGCGGCATCGGGAGATGAAGCTTCACATAGTCCTGGTCGTTCTTGTACGCGACCATGCGGCCCATGCCGGCAGCGGCGCCGGTGGCGGCCGTGCCGAGTTCGTGCACCGAACGAATGGTCAGCGGGCGCCCCGTCGTCAGCGTGTAGATGTTGGTCCGCATCACGAAGGACAGGATCGTCTCCATCGTGGTCGCGCTGTACGGCGTGGCCGCGATGTAGTTGAAAGCTTCGACCGGCAGCAGGATCGTGTCCGCCATTTCGATTTCGAACGTGGCGAGCGAGATGCCCTGCAAAGCGAGATTGATGTCGCGGACGATCTGCGCCGGGGTCTTCTGGCCGACACCATCTTCGTCCACCCAGAAGGTGGCGCCGCCGGTGCCATCGGCAGGGGCGACAACCACGGTCACGCCCGGATAGTTCGTGATGCCGCCCAGGCCCTTCTCGGCCGAACCGAACAGGGTCAGGTCGTACATGAACTTGGTGTAGGCGAGACGCGCGGCGCGGGCGCGGCGATCCGGCAACGGGGCCTGGATCTGGATCGCGGTGTTGATCTCCTCGATGTTCCACTGATAGCCGATCGCGGCGAGGTGGAACGTCTTGGTCTGCATGTCCTGCGACACGTCCGCGAGCGGCACGTCCTTCGCGTAGCCCGACTGCCAGTTGGCGCGGCCCGAAAGGTCCGACGTGTAGGTCAGGATGCCGGGCGACCACGCGGGGCCGGTCGTGTCGACGTAGATGAGGCGCCCGAAGTCCCAATCGGGAAAGCGCGTCTCGTAGACCCGCTGGTTGATCCGATACGCCTGCGCCGTGACGAGCGTGAGCGCCTGCGCGTCGTTGATCATGCGCGGGCCATTGTTGTGACCGAGTCCGTACATCGATTAAGCCCCCGAGACAGAGAGAGAGGGAACGGGGCGGCGGTAGCGCACGGCTCCGATCGACCCGCTGGCGCCGTCCTCCTCGAACTGCGCGCCGGGGATGGTGACGACGGTCGCGGACTGCGCCGCACCGGTCCACACCTTGTTGGCGGTATCCCAGCGAGCGGCAGCGCCCTTGGTGACGTTCGCGCCGAGCATCACGCCGATGACGCCGACCTCGCAGATGCCGACATTGTCGTACTGGTTGTACGCGTCGCCGACGTGCGGCAGGACCTGGCTGGCCTCCGTGATACCGAGGACGTTCCGGCCGTTCGTGGCATCCAGCTCGACGCAGCTATGCGCACCGGCGCCCGGCATGACCGGAACACCGAAGCCCAGCGCGGCGGCACCTTCCTTGGTGCGGGTGAAGGTGTTCCACTCCTCCATGTTGACCCGCCGCCCCAGCGCAAATGCCGGGATCGTGTCGCGATACGTGATAGGCATTATGCAGCCCTCCAGGCGTTGAGGTCATCGTTGGCCTTGGCCCACGACTGATCCATAAGGGCGGCGGCGTCGCCGAGGTTGACCGGCGAGCCGGAGATGCTCGGCGCCGCGCCCTGCTGAGGCTTGGCGTCGGCGGTCAGCGCGTCAAACCGCGCCTCAACATAATCGTCCGACTTGTCGGCGACCGCCGCGTCACCGAACTTGGCTGCGACCACCGCGCGACGATAATCGGCGATCGTCTTGCCCTTCCCGTCCGGTGCCTTGTCGCCCAGAACCGCCTTTGCCTTGGCAACAGCCTCCGCCTTCTGATCGGCGAGCGCATCGATCTTCGCCTGGTCGACTACCTGGCCCTTGAGCTTCTCGATTTCGGCGTCCTTGGTGCCGAGCTGCTTGTCGAAGTCGGCCTTGACATCGGCCATGGCCTTCTCGGCCGCAGCAAGCGCCGCGTCCTTCTTGTCGAGAACGGCGCGAACCGCCGTCTCGTCGGCCAGCGACACGGGCAGGCCGTCCACAATGATAGTTCCTGCCATCGCTGGCTCCTTGGGTTGTGAGAAAGCCGCAAGCGCGGCGGGATTCGCGTCACAGGGCGCGAACTTGGGAGCGGCGTCGCCGATGCGGCAGGAAGAACCTGCTCGCCCACGGTCAACTACCGCGACATGGTTGCCCGAGATTGACTTCTGTCGGGCGTGACACTTGGTGCCATCCGGCGCGGTGAAGTCCCCGAACTCAAGAACGGCACCATAGCCGTTGGACAGCTCGGCCTTGCCCTGCTCCACCTTCGAGATCAGGCCAGCGTCCATCAGCACGAGATCGAACGCGAGGTGCTCGCCGTCGCGCATCGCGCCCATGACGACACCGCGCGCGTGGTCGCGCCAGTTCGTGGCGTTCACGCCCTCCTGCGGATGATCGTCGGTGATCGGCTTGCCGATGAAGCTGCGGACGGCGGCCTGGTCGAAGACGGTGTTCTCGTCCCGCAGCACCTTCACGATGTCGGTGGGCTTGAAGCTGTGGCCCTCGGGCAGCGCGTCGGCAATCGACGGCTCCGAGGCGAGGTAATCGTACACCCCCGTGCGCGCCGCTTTCGCCCGGACAGCCATGTAGCCATCCTGCGTGCGGCGTGGCGCATCCAGCGTCAGAGCATCGGCAAAGAACATGCCCGCATCGATATGCGGACGAGGGGAGGGCGATTACGGCGGGTTCGTCCCTTTAGGGCGATGGACAGCGATCGGTCCTTCCTGCGGACTGACGATCAGAACCGTGTCTTCGGGGAAACGCCAATCTAGCGACATAACGAACTCAACGAATTCGTCGTTGTCGAAGAAGTTGAAACCAGCGCACCACGCTGAGAATTCCGGATGCTTCGATCCTCCGGCGTGGTTGGACACATCGACTAGGCGACCCCAATCGTCCGCCTCAAGCCATGCTTGGACTTGTTCAACGGTTTCGTCGTCTGTGGTGACGAGCATGATGCCGGTGACGACGCTCATCACTCCCCCTCCGCCAGCAGCGCGTCGATCATGGCAGGCCAAGCGCGCTGCACAACCGGATGAATCGTTCCTTCGCAGTAGCCGGTGACATTGTACGGCCTCGACTTATTGCCCGCACTCACCATCTCCTCGCTCGGCTCGCGGATCGCCCCCAACACAGCCCGCACCTCCGGCAGATAGTCCATCCAGAGCGGCTTGCCATCCATCGTGGCGCCAGGAGGGTTGCCGTCCAGTTCGCAGAGGGCCCGCGCGGCGCGTTCAATCGGGCTCATGCTGCCACCGGCGCGTAGCGGATGCCATCCACCCATATCTCAGGCGGCGGCGACTTGAATGCAGCGTGCGCGCCATCGATCCTGACGGACGACACGTTCCATCCGTCCTGCGATTTCGCGAACTCGGTCGCTATCGCGGGGTTGACGCAGTCGCGGATAACTCGAATCTCTTGGCCAGCCATGTCGAACCCTTCCGTTCGTTGTGGTCAGAGCCGGGCGCGGTAGCCGCCGCGTTCGGCTCGCTGCGCAAACTATCACGCCAGCCCTTAATTCCCAAGCGTCTGAATCTGCTGAATCCTGGCCGGCGCCGCGCTCACCGCCGCCTGTCCGGCCCTTGCGGCTACAGCGTTGGCATATTGGCGGTTCCGCGCATCCATTTGCGTGATCAGGTCCTCCGACATCACCACGTTGCTCAAGTCGAACTGCTGCGGGGCAATGATTGTGACGTGGTTGGCTGGCGTGCTGACGCGCTGGTTCGAGGCTGAGACGTTCGGCGGGATCACCGCGACCGTTTCGCCGTTCGACACGCGCACCGTGGGGCGCCCGTTGATGCTCAGCACGTTCCGATCAATGCCGCCGCGCCCGCCTACGGTGAAGCTGCCACCTTCTGCAAAGCCGAGAAGGTGGCCGATGCTTCCGCCGCCGGGGAATAGCGCATCGGCGATCGGCCCGACGATCTCGCGCTGGATGCCGATCTTGATGAGCTGCTTGAGGAAGTCTCCGGCCAAGCCGTTGAGATGCAGGAACTTGCCGACAGCATCGGTGAGGCCGTCATCCAGCGCCTGGAGGCCATGGACGGCCGCGTTCTGTAGCGCTTCGTCAACCTGCTCGGCGGTGCGCGGCAACTGCTCAAGGTAGGTCTGCAACGGCCCACGCGTATTGGCCCGCACGCCTTCCGCTTGGGCATCGTAGCGGCGATCAAGCGTACCGAGCTGCGCGCGAGCATCTTCCGCCGCAGGATCGCCCGGCCGCGACGCCGCGATGATCCCGTTGAGCCGGTTGCGTTCCTGCTCTTTCTGGTTCGCGAGAAGGCGAAGTTCGATATCGCGCCGCTCGGCCGCGGTCTTTGCGAGCCCGGATTGAACCGAAAGGATTGCGTTCTCTGCTTCAAGGGCGGTCTGTGTCGCATTCGTGAGCGCTCGTGCGAGGTCGAGTTGCTTGTCCTGCTCGATCGCCCGCCGATCAGCGGCATAGGCTGCATTCTCGGCCGCGACGAGTTCGGCCGCGCGGGCTTCTTCAAGCGCTGCATCGGCCTTGTTGAGAATGTTGCGCTTCTTTTGCGATTCGATATCGGCAAGTCGGTTCTGGTGCGCCGTCTCAAGCAACTGCAATTCGATCTCGGCGCGCCGCTCCACGCTGCCCGTCATCCGCTCCTGAGCGCGCAACAGATCGGCTTGCGCTGCGGCCAGCTGGTCATTGAACTGGCGCGTCCGGTTTTCGGCTTCCTCGGCAAGCTTCTCCGCCGATTTCCCCTTGGGCGGTTTAGGCGTGCCGAGATTGGCAAGTAGATTGGAGTTGACCGAGCCGGGTGCGACGGGCGGAGTAGTTGCTCCGGTATTGCCGCCCTGGCCATATTCGAGGATGGCACGGCGATCGGCCAGGATTTGGCGACGCTGGTTACGCAGCGCCTGGGTAAGGGCGGGGTCTCCCGCAGCCGACTGCCCATTGATCGAAATCCCGCCCCCATTGGCGAAGGCGCGTTCGTTCTCGCGTAGCCGCTGGCTATTCTGCCTGAGCAATGCCTGGCGCCCCTCGGGCGTGAGCATCTGCGCCTCACGGATTGCCTTCTCCGGATTGTCACGGTTTTGGCGAAAGATACGCAGCGCATCCACCGCCTTGAGAACGCGGTCGATCAAGAAGCTGAAGGAATTGGCGAGCGTTGTGATGGCTTGAGCGTTGCCGGCGACGACGCGCGCATAGTCGACCTGTAGCTCAGCCTTCACCGCGGCGAGCTTGCGGGCGGTATCGTCCAGCTCCTGGATTTCCTTGGCCGACAGGGCGCGACCGGTTTCTTGCAGCGACCGGGCTAGGTCACTCACCCGCTCCGCACCTCCGCTGAGCAGAGCATCAAGTCGCCGCCCGCTCTCCCCGAACAAGCGTGTCTCCACAGCGGCGCGCTGGGCCGGGTCTTGAATCTGCGAAATGCGATCGATCACTGTGGGCAGCGCGTCGCCCGCGCTCGCAAAGTCGCGGACATTGACGCCGAGCGCCTTGAATATCTTGACCTGCTCTTGCTCGTTCTGCTGGGCGCGACCCAGGTTGGATGCAAACTGCCCAAACGCCGAAGTCAATTGCTCCTGCGTCACGCCGGTGTCGCGCGCGATCTTCTGATAGGCCTGGAGATCTTCGACAGTGATGCCCAGCTGCTCGCTCAAGTTCTGGAGCGCCTTGCCATAATCTAGGGCGCTCTGGATGACCTCCACGCCTACGCCGACGCCAACGGCGGTCGCCAATCCCGCAACGGCGGCGCCACCACCTCCAAATCGGCGCACTCCAGCGCCCTCAGCGAATCGGCCGGCTGAACTCACCAGCGTCTGTCTCTCTCGAGCAGAACGCGCCGTCTGTATCGCCAGCGCCTCGCGCTCGGCTCGGACGATTGCCTCGTCCTCGGCCAGCCCTGCCGCCTTGTATGCATTGAGGCGACGGAGATAATCGAGTTGGTCTTGTAGGGCTCGCTTCTCTTCGCCGGTTGCAACCCTGAGGCGCTGCTGGATATCGAAGCGGTCGGCCATCAGGTGGTTAACCTCGGCCTCCGCGCTCACCGCCGCTGCGGCGCCGCCCGCGAGGTAGCTAGACGGGATATTCGGTTGAGCGGTTCCCTCGCGCGGCACTGTGGCGCCGATGTTGCGACCCGAGCCCGGCGTGATCCGGCTTCGGGATACACCGCGCTCGACCGCCTCTCGGATGCGGGCAGAGCGCTGCGCTTCGGCGATCTCCGCATCGGCTTTCGCCTTGGCCGCCGCCTTGGCGCTGCGCACCTCCCGCTCGTCCTGCGCTACGCTGGCGTCCGCCTTGGCCTTGCGACTCCGCGTGGCACGCTGGTCTGCCTGCTCGCCAGATTGAGCGATGCTGTTCGCGCCCTGCTTGTATTTCTGAGCTTCTGCGTTGAGGTCGAATGTCGTCGTCTTGAGCGAGCGGGTGGATTTCAGGAATTTGTCATGCGCGGCAGTCGCGCGGTTGAAGTTAGCCTCATACTGATCGGTCCCGCGAACGATCAATTCAGCAACGATGGCATCCACCACATCCATCAGTGCAGCACCTTCATACCCATGCGCTCAAGCTTGGCCTGGCGCCTCATCACATAGTCCTGCGAGGGCGCCTCGACCGGCTTTTCCTCCTCGGGTGTGTGGCGATCGTTCCAGTTCCAGAGCAGCGCCTGATATTCCCACCATGTCAGAGCTTTGGCCTCCGATGGCGAGACGTGCATCATCGCGCAGTTCGTGATCGCCGCCGCGAAGCCGAACCTTTGGTCGAGGTCGCCGGCTCCTCGGCCGGCGGGTCTTTTTTTGGCGGGGAGTACCCCTCGATCAGCGCGGAAAGGATCGTGAACGCGAGCGCCCATACATTCGTGAGCGCAAGCCGCTGTTCGGTGGCCTGAAGCAGATAGCGCTCAACCAGATCATTGGCCCGAGCGGGCGATACGGCGATATCCTGCCCATCGACAATCCCGGCGCCGCCCCCGATCAAGCCCTGACGGATCGTCTCGACTAGCTCGGGAAACCGGTATTCGCCGGCATCGGGAAGCGCCTCGCCCGGTTCGAACCCAAAGCGGCCGGCACGGGTGCGTGCATAGATGCGCCCGATCCCCGCGTCGCACTTCGTTTCCAGTTCGGCAATCTGCGCAAGCCCGAGCTTGAACAGATATCGTCCGTCAGCGAAGGGCAGCTCGATCCACGTCTGCGCCACAGGTCATCAGGCCGATACGGTGATGGTGATCGGCGGCGTCGAATGCGGACTGTTCGATGCCTCGGCGTTGGTCTCGACCAACATCACAGTCGGCGTGCCAGCATCTTCGAACGTGCCGGACACAGTCGCACCCACGACGGTAAGGATCGTGCCATCGCTAGCCGTCGCCGTGACGGTAGAACCAGGCATCCTGCCGGTAATGGTCGCCGACCACGGAGCACCAGCATTGGCTGCGACATCGGACAGCGTCAGGTTGGCGAGGACCGGCGCGATGGTCGAGACCCAGATCACTTCGCCGTCGCTGAGCCAGGTCATCTGCGATGAGACATTCGTGCCGTCACTCGCGCCTTCCTGCCAGTTCGAGAAGACGAAATCGCCTTCCCAATAGCCCTGCGAGACCAGATCATCGCCCGGCTCACCTTCGATGAAGCGGTAGGGCAGCTTCTTGCCGAAGATCGCGCGGAGAACGTTCGTCTGTGCCCGGTTGTGAAGGCCGGTGCCGCTCATGTCCTTCTGCTGCGAGGTGGTGTTGACGACGCGCCACGGAACCTGCTCGGGCTGCTCGCAGTCGCGGACCGCTTCGTCCGAGGTGTTAATCTGGTGCGTGAGGTTGCGGGTATTGAGGCCGCAGATGACGACGAAGCCGGTCAGGTCCGGCAATCCAAGCGACGTAACGTCTACGGCTACGTCGAAATATTGACCTTTGACAATGCTCGGGACGGACATGACGCGCTCCTCGGTTGTGGAGCGATCGATATTCCGGGGGGGGCTGGCCGATTACGGCGGGGTCAGTCCCAGATGGGCTCTTCCCAGCACTTACAGAACGGCAGCGCGCCGGCACGATCATTGGGCGCGTTGCCTTCGGTATATGTCTTGCCGTCCCGAGCGAGATGATTGTGCCGGGGATGCGGCTGCGGGGTGTGGTGCCATCTGAACCGGCCCAGACCAGCAGCACGGCGCCGTGCACGGTCCAAGGCGCGCGAGGTCTTGTCCGTTTGGTCGACGCCGATGCGCAGTCCTCGCTTGCGCGCCCGCATCACAACCTCGCGGGCATCGCGCCGCGCTGTTTCTGCTGACGCACTGACCGCAGCAGCGGCAAGGAGCGCCGTCACGATCCCGTGACTAGCTTGGTGATGCACGTCCGCGATAAGCTGACTGTTCCATGAAACCGCTGTCTCAGTCTCTGGGCGCACCTCTTCCGGCGTGGTCAGCAGCGAAACGTCAAGGCCGGTGGCGCTGCGAACGCGACCGATCCATTGAGTGCGGTGCCAGCGCTCGAACTGCGCGAGAATGGTCGAGAAGCGGCGCGCTTGGGCTTCTGCGAGTGGATCAAGCTGGCGCGCGATCGATTCGACGGCGCGGGTGATGGCGGTGGTATCTCCGGTGATCCGGGCTAACTCATAGGCCTGAGCAATCGCTGGTAGCTGCGCCTGCCATGCACGGGAGAGCGTGAGATAAGGCGAGGCGAGGGATGACCGCAGGGCCTCAGTCGGCGCAATCTGGCGAAAGCGACGGGGACGGACGCCCGCGGTGCGGATCAGGTTCGGGAGTGAATAGCGCTGGCCGAGCAGCAGCGCTGCTGCGGCAATCTCTGCTTCGTGGTTGCGGCGGGATTCGTCGGGGTTGGCGGCCATGTCATTCCTCGCTCACCTTCGACTTCCAATCGAGGTCCAGCGGCTGAAACACCTCCGGGCCGAACACGAGCTTGTCCGGGAACGGCTGCAATGCGTCCAGGTCGAGCCCATCCGGCGCCGAATAGGTCAGCGTCACATGGGGCTGGTACTCGTCGTAGTCGTGCGAGCCGCCGGCC